TTCGCGTCGATCGTCCCCGGTAACCGAACGGGGACGTTCGACCATGGCGGGTTCATGGAGTATTCGACCACGATGGCCGAGTCGCTTCGGGGGGCGATGGGCTCGACGAACGTGGCGACGGTCGGGTTCGGCCCGGCGATCGGCGACCTCGCCTGGCTGATGTCCGGTGCCTCGTTCTCCGCTACTCCCTTGTCGGGTTCGGTCGGGCAGTTGGCGGTCCTGAATGGGTCGTTGAAGTCGGCGGCCGGGTCTTACGGGCTGCGCTCCGGGAAGCTCCTGGCGCCGAAGGGGGCCCGGACCTCGACGGCGTCGACCACCGGGGTGCAGTTGTTCACCTCGGGGACCGTGACCTTGGTGACGGCGTCGGTTCACAACTTCTTGGTGTCCGGTACCACCCCGTCGTCGACGGTGACTGTGCAGTCCTCTGCGACCCAGGGCGGGTCGTACACGACCCGTGCGACGTTCACTGCTGCCACGGCGGCCGGGTCCGAGTACATCTCCGCTGCCATCTCCACGACCGACCAGTGGTGGCGAGCCACCTTCACCCTGTCCGGGACCTCCCCAAGCTTCACCTCAGCCGTAGCTGCGGCCGTCTCCTAGAAACACCGCCTGACCTGCTAATATGAAGTGGTCCCCGCGCTGCGGAAACAGCCGGGGACCGTGACCGATCCCTCTGTGGAAGGGGCCGATGTGCCCGATCGTACGTGTTCCGTCGAAGGCTGCGAGAAGCCTCGGTTCGGCCGTGAGTGGTGCTCGAAGCACTACACGCGATGGCTACGAACCGGGTCGACCATCCGGCCGGAGACCACCGAAGAACGTTTCTGGGCCAAGGTCGACCGCCGAGGCGTCGACGAGTGCTGGCCGTGGCTCGGAGGCAAGATCCTGAGCGGTTACGGGTCGTTCAAATGGGACGGCCGGGTCCAAGGCGCTCACCGGGCTGCCTACGAAATCCTCGTCGGCCCAATCCCTGAGGGCCTCTATATCGACCACCTCTGCCGCAACCCCAACTGCGTCAACCCCGCTCATCTCGAGCCGGTGACGAACTGGGAGAACGTGCGGCGCAGCCCGATTGCGAATGCAGCCGTCAACGCCCGCAAGACCCACTGCATCCGAGGGCACGAGTTCACACCCGAAAACACCTACTACCGCGTGGGCGGGGGTCGGACCTGTCAGGTCTGTCGCCGACTGAGCCGCCGGAAGTACCCACCCTCGTAGCGGCCTTCGTGGGCCGTCACGGTCCATGAAGGAGTAACCACTGTGAGTACCCACGTCCTGAACAACGCATACGTCGCTATCAACAGCGTCGACCTGTCGAACCACATCAGGTCCGTGGAGTTCACCGTCGAAGCCGACGAGCAGGACAACACGGCCATGGGGAACGGCGGTTACGCGTCGTTCCTCACCGGCCTCAAGACCGCGACGGTCGAGCTCGAGTGCAACCAGGACTACGCGTCCGGGTCGGTGTACGCCACCCTGTTCCCCCTGTTCGGTACCACCGGGTTCCCGGTGGCGATCCGACCCGACGCCGGCGCCATCGCTGACACGAACCCGGAGTGGCAGGGCTCCGGTGCGCTCATGAACCTGTCCCTCATCTCCGGTTCGGTGGGCCAGACCAACACGACTCCGGTCACCATCAAGATCCAGGGCGCCATCACGGCCGACGTAGCCCCGTAGTGGCCGACTGGTCGGTTTCGTCTCGGGACGTCGACAACTTCCGGCGGGACCTGGACCGGGCCGGCAAGGAAATGGATCCAGGGTTGGCGAAGGCCCACAAGACCCTCGCCAAGGAGGTCGGCGCAGAGGGCCGGCAGTTCGCACGAGGGCACGGCGGGTCGACCGCCCACTTCGCCGGGGCGATCTACGGGATCGGTTCAGCGAAGAAGGCCGCGATCAGGAACCGGCCCGCTGCGAACGCAGCCATTTACGGAGCGAAGAGGAACACCGGTTGGAACCGGCGTGCCCGCCCCGGTGGCGCACGCCAGCACCCCAAGTGGGTGGGCACCGGTTGGGATGTCGGTGGCCCCGGTGGGCCGCGGGGCATCAACGACGCCATCCGCCATGACAAGCAGAAGATCGACGAACGGTTCCTCGAGCTCGTCGTCGACGACCCATCGAGGCAGGCTTTTCCCAGTTAAGGAACTTGAGTGAGCGACACAAGTCCGAAGTCCATCATGACCATCCGGGTCGGTGAGTTCGCCGCAGTCACATTGGCGCCGAACAACATTCCGCTCTCCGAGAAGCTGATCGTCCGGAAAGCCACCGGGCTTCCGTTCGAGGCGTTCCTCGGTGACGAGGACCGGATCGGCGCTGACTCGGTGGCGGTGATGTGGTGGCTGGCCCGCCGTGCCAACGGTGAACCGATGCTGACCTGGAAACAGGCTGAGCAGGACTGGCCGGACGAACTCAAGGCCGAAGACATCGACGTCGAGGTGGACGACCCCGAAGAGGGTGCGTCGGACCCGGAAGCTTGAGGGCTGCGCTCCACGAGGCGTGGCCCTCACTCTCGTACCACTTCGGGATTCACCCTCACCAGGTCCACTTGTTCTCCGAGGCCGAACTGATGCGGTACGTGGAGGCGCTCGCCGAGATCAACCGCGCTAGCAAGGGGTAACGCTTTGGCTAGTCGCAGGTTGGAAGTGGTCATCGCCGGTGATTCCAGGGGCGCTAAGAAGGCGTTCGCGGACACCGAGAAGGCCGCCGGCGGGTTCAAGTCGAAGATGGCTGGCGTTTCCAAGTCGATGCTGAAGTTCGGTGGGGCCATGACCGCCGGGGTCACCCTCCCGATCGCCGCAGCCCTCACCGTCGCGGTCAAAGCGGCGGCGGAAGAGGAGAAGTCTCAGGCGCTGTTGCGGCGGTCGTTGAAGAACACGGTCCACGCCACCGATGAGACGGTCAACAAGACCGAGGAGTGGATCACCGCCACACAGAACGCCACCGGTGTCCTGGACGACGAGCTCCGTCCGGCACTGGCTCGGCTGCTGCGTGCGGGCATCCCACTGAACAAGGCGCAGCATGACCTTGGCATCGCTCTCGACATCGCCGCCGCGTCAGGGAAGCCCCTGAAGACGGTCATCGAGGCGATGGGTAAGGCCGCGCAGGGCAACGTCGGAGCGTTGGCCCGGATCGGCATCGCCACCAAGGACGCCGCCGGCAACACCCTGTCCTATGACGAGGCGCTGAAGAAGGCTGCTGAGACCATGGGTGGGTCGGCGAAGGACGCAGCGGACACCACTTCCGGTCGCGCCGCCATCATGAACGCCAAGTTCGAGGACTTGAAGGAGACCATCGGCGAAGCGTTGCTCCCGGTCCTCGAGGACCTCGCCGACACACTCGGCAAGATCGTCGACAAGTTCGACAAGCTGACCCCCCAACAGCAGAAGTGGATTGTTTACGGGGCCCTCGCTCTCGCTGTGGTCGGTCCACTATCGATAGCGTTCGGTGGGCTGGCTGCCGCCGTCGGACTGGCTGCCACCCCGATCGGTGCCATGGTCCTCGCTGCGGCGGCGCTGTCCGCCGGGCTCGTGACCTTGTACAACAACAACCAGACGTTCAAGGACGGCGTCGATTCCGTGTCGAACTTCCTGATCCAGGAGGCCGGCCCACGGTTCGTTGAGTTCGGGTCGATGATCGGTGACTCCGTCGCCGGTGCCGTCGAGGTGGTGCAACGGAACTGGCCGCAGATCGAACGGACCATCACCACCGTCCTCGGCCACATCCGATCCGTGACCTCTACTGTGCTCGAGGGCATCCGGATGTACTGGAACACGTTCGGGCAACGGATCTACGACAACGTCAACCGTGTGTTCCGGGGCATCCAAGGGATCATCGGTGTAGCGATGAACATCATCCGGGGCATCGTCCAGGTCGCAACCAACATCATCCGTGGCGACTGGTCCGGTGCCCTCGACGCCATCCTCAGGACCACCCGACGGGTCTGGTCCGGGGTAATCGGGGTGTTTCAGAATGCCATCGGCATCATCCGGAACCTCGGTTCCGGTATGGCCCAGGTCGGTCGGGGCATCGTCGAAGGCATCTGGCGGGGCATCAGCGGCGCAGCCGGTTGGTTGCGGGACAAGATCGCCGGGTTCGCCCAGGGCATCAAGGACAAGATCACCTCGTTCTTCAAGATCCGGTCACCATCGAAGTGGGCCGAGGAAGAGGTCGGTCGCAGGATCGCTCAGGGCATCGGTGTCGGCCTGTCGAACAACATGCCCGGCATCCCGTCCATGAACGTCGGGGCCATCTCGGCCGGTGCTGGCGGAGCGATGGGCTCGTCGTCCCGTTCCTACGCTGATAACCGGAACATCGTCTTCAACATCTCCGGTGACAACGCCCAGGACATTGGCCGGCAGGTCGAACAGATTCTGCGCCGTGAGGCTGCGTTCGCTGGGGCTACGGCGGACTCGTCGTGACCAAAGTGACAGTGGGTCGCTTCGGACTTTCATATGACGTCAATGCTCACACTTGGGACGTCGACGGGGACTCGGTCAAGGTCGCCGGTTGGCTTGAGAACTCCTCTAACGACCTCACCGCCCTAGCCCGTCAACAGCTTGCCGGGATGTCCCCACCGGAAACCGACGAGCAAGTCGTCCCGGTCACGTTCGCCGAGGACGCCACACAGGACGGGTTTTACCGGGTGGAGTCCGGGTCGGTCGGCATGGACGTCAACCGCCGGGCCGCGAAGTCCCTCCCCTGGTCAGCCACGCTCATGCGGGTCCCGCATTTCCAACGCCCGGAGATCGAGGTCAGGTCGCTCGGCAAGGTCCGCCCCAACGTCGACACCATCACCTCTGGGTCCACCGTCCCCACCGTCGGGTTCCCCGGTGGGCTGCTGACCATCACCGGGGCGCAGACGTCGACGCCGAACCAGTACGCCAGTAACAACGGCACCGTGTCGGTCGATTACGACGCCGCCTACTTCAACCGGCAAACCTATTACCGGGTCGCGCCCACCGCTTATTACAACGGTGCGGCCACGGTCGAGCAGAAGATCGGGTCAACGTGGTACCCGGTGGTGGGCCGGCAGGTGAAGGCCGCAGCCACCGACGTCCGGGTCAACAACGGACTCCTTCGCCTGGGTGCCTACACGGACGGGACACCGAGCCTGTCCGGCATCCAGATGGAGTCCACGTACTCGTCGGGGACCTTGTGGGGTGCGGTCAAGACGTTCGGGTTCCGCCGCTCCGGCACCACCCTGGTGACCGACGGGGCGAGGAACGTAGAGATCCTCCGCAACCGCCCCGAAGAAGCCATCATTCGGCTGTCCTACCCGTGCATCAACGCCACCCTCGCCACGACGCTCACCGTGGACATCCGGCTCCCCCGCGGGCACCGGATGGCCGACATCACCCTCCAGACCCCGACCTCGACGCAGTGGCTGATCCGGTCGAGCGTGGCGATGTCATCCACCACCGGCGGCTACCAGGCCTCCGCCGATGACGCCAACGCACAGCGGCACGTCTACGCCCGCCGCGTCGCCACCACCCTCACCGGCTCGAACTTCGATGTCTCGTTCGACGCCGCCGCAACCAAGTCAGTCTTCGGACTGGGCGTCAGGGAGACCGGTGGCGGTTCCCTGTGGGGGACCATCGGAGACACGATGAACCGCTGGTTCGCCTACGTCGGGACGACCCAGACGATCTCAGCGTGACCTGCTCACCGCCCATGCTTCGACATCAGGCCAGTTCCATGCCGGCCTACCCCCGACCGTCCACCGCGGCTCTGGAAAACCGAGCGAACGAATCCGCCACATATCCACGGTTCCGCGCTTCACGCCTAGACGCTCAGCGATCTCCACGGCGCCGACGGGGTTGCATTCTCTGGTCATGCCGCGTGCCCTGCCCCGTGGTTCTCACCACCACACGAGCAGTCGCACGCCCCGCCCACGGCGTTGATGCAGCGGGCGTCGCACTCGACCTGGGTTACGGAGCCCTTGACCTGCTTGATGCGCACGTCGGCGTCGCAGGTGGGGCAGACGGCGAAGCCGAATGTCGCCATCCCGGTACGCCGGACCACGGTGCCGCAGGTGCAACGACCGAGGAGGAATCCGGTGCTCTTACGGGTGCGGGTCGTTGTCATGCCCTCATTATAGGGACTTTCCCTACAGTGTCAAGAGATTCTTCACAGTGACGATTCAGGAGATCAACCAGGGCGACGGTGCCTGGTCCCTGACACTGAAGGACGGCACCCCCGGCAACATCACCGACCTGCTCGCCTCGGGGTTCTCCTACATCCGGGTGTTCGCCACCTCAGTGCAGTCCGTCGAGGTCACCGACCTGCCGCCCATGTACACCGGGGTGGTCCTGAGGCGGGACGGTCAGTACGGCTGCTCCGGGGTTGGACCCAACTGGCTGCTCGGTGAACCCAACGCCACCGGAGACCAGGTCGGCCCCATCTTCGAAACCGCGGTCTCGTTCAACTCCACCACCGGGACCCTGACGAACTGGACCCATGCGGTCGCTGACCGCTGCGGACTGGGGTACGGGACGATCGGGGCCACCGCAACCAAGTGGGCCGGCGAGCTCCAGTACGTCGCTCCCCGTGTCGTGCTCGACCCTTGGATGGTGGCCGGGTTCGGCGGCACCCTCGAGTACCGGGTCGATCCGTCCCTCAACCTCAACTGTGCGTTCAGGACCGAGCTCTACAAGAACCCGTCGGATAACGACATCTCCGCCATTCTCATCAATGGTGAAGTCGTTTCCCGCACCCTCGTCGACCCTGACGGGGTGCCTTGCCCCGAGATGGAGCTGTCCTCTTCGGTCGAGGAGCTCGAGCGCCGGGTCGTTCTCAAGGGGGCATCCAGTACGGCGGGCAGTTCCGCTGCGGGGTGGAACTACAAGAACCCCGCCGGCGGGACCCTCGACCGCATCCGCTACACGATCAACGAACAGGTCGCCGCTGGTGACATGACCGGCGCACTGGCCCGCCTCCTCGGGTTGCACCGGTATAAGCGTCAGTCCCTCTCCGTACGGGTCTCGTCCCGCCCACCGTTCCCGTTCATCTGCGGTGACTGGGTCTACGTCTTCGACCCGTTGAAGGGGTTGCACGACACCACCCAGAACGGGTTCACCTACGCCGGTCAGCATGTGTTCCCCGTCGCCACACGGGTGGTCGAGATGACGTACCCGATCGTCGAGGGCATGTCGGTGTGGCACGACGACACCCACCAGGGTGGCGCCCTCACCGACCTCACCCCGTACGTGGAGTGGGAGACGGGCGACACCACCCTCTCGGTCGGTGCTCTTCCCAGGACGCTCAGCTACCTGCGTAGGCCGGCCTCCTGATGCCGACCATCAAGCCCACCCGGCTCAACGTCCCAGACTCCGACACGGCCGGTGGTGGCGGCCAGCCCGCTGACGAAGAGCTCGACGCCATCGCGTCCGTCACCTCGGCAGCGAACAAGCTCCCGTACTTCACCGGCCTCGGCACCGCTGCGGTCACCGATTACACGGCGTTCGCTCGCACCCTCGACGCTGCTGCTGATGCCGCTGCTGCTCGAGCTGTGCTGGGCACTGGTGGCAGTACGACTTCGGTGTCATCCGGGCTGTTTTCGTACCCCGACAATGGGAGAAAGTGGGCTGCGGCAGTCGCGGCCCGGTCCGCCTCGAGCCCAGCCCGGATGATCATCTTCGGTGACTCGGTCACCGAGATGATGTACGGCCAGTACGTCGACAAGTTCCGTCGCCGCCTGGCCCGCTACAACAACAACCGGGTGTCGGTCGGGTGGATCAACGGGGCACCACCTGTCGACGAGGTCACCGCCGGGGTCAACGACCTCCACGACTACGCGTTCATCCTCACTACCGGCACCTACGCCAGCGGTTCGAACAACACGGTCGAGGAACGTGGCCTCGGGTTGTACTGCTTCCGGCTCGGGTCCGGGTCCGTCCTCACCCTGAAGACCGACCAGGACTACGACGGCGACTGGGCCGACTCGACCAACGCCACCCCGGTGTTCGGAACCGCCGAGTTCCATTACACGGTGTACGGCACCGACGCCTTCGTCGGGACCGCTGAGATCCGCATCGACGGGTCCCTCGTCCAGACGATCAACGGGTACGACGCCGGGGTCGGGCTCGGCAACTTCGAATCCGGTCACACCTACACCTGGACCGGTGAAGAAGGCCCGCACGCCATCACCGTCACCGGTGCCGGTTCGTCGCCGTTCTTCTTCGACGGGGTGTACCTCGCCAACAACGACGAGACCGTCTACGTCTACAACGGCGGGAATGCCGGCGAACAGTTCGGTGACTTCCTCACCGTCCCCGCCAACCACGGCGACACCCCCGGACTCGAAACCGCCGCATCGATCGACGCCGACTGCATCCTGTTCGCCTACGGCATCAACGACTACGGCGACTGGTCAGCCGATATCACCGAGGTCGCTACCGACCTGAGTGCTGTCGTTACAGCAACTCGAGCCGCTGTCGATGACGTGTCCCTCGGGTTCGTCATCCCGTACGCCACCTCATCCCGGACCGGTTGGCCGGACATCGTCGACGCGATGACCACAGCAGCAACGGCCGAGTTGGTTCCGGTCTGTGACATGTCGTGGATGCTGGAAACGAACGCTGCTACCACCGACCCGCACGGTCTCATCGGTGCCGACGACGTTCACCAGTCAGTCTTCGGCGGGGAGTTCTACGCCGACCGTCTCGCCGAGTTCGTTCTGGGTGATTCTGTCGACTGGGTGGCCCGGCAGACCACCGCCGGCATCCGGCACCGGTCGACAACTCAGAACGCCACCACTGCTACCTACGTCAGCCTCGCCCCCGACGTCGAAGATCTCGCCGGCATCGCGTTCTCGGTGGGGGCATGGAACCCACAGGTGCCCGGCTGGTACCGGGTGTCGATGTCGGTGGAATTCCAGTCGAACAGCTCGGGGTACCGGGAGCTGTCCCTGTACTTCAACTCGACCACGGTGCTCGAGGTCGTGATCGCCGCCCCGTCACCTTCGGGGATCACGATCGTGAACGGGTCGAGGCTCGTCTACTTCAACGGGGACTCGGACTTCGTGATCTGCCGTGCCCGTCAGGACAGCGGGTCGACGTTGACCGTGCAGTCCCGCCAGATCGCGTTCGAGTTCGTTCGTTCATGAAGGAGGACCGTTGGCAACACTGACAGGCCCGCTGCTCCTCCCCGACGACACCCCCATGGCCGGCGCCACCGTCAAGGTCCGTCTCGTGGCCGGGGACGCGAGGACACCGGGACATGTGAACGGCACCATCCGCGCCGGTGTCGCATCCACCACCGTCGACACTGACGGCAACTTCACCCTTGACGTCCCTTCGTTGAACCCGGCGAACACCGCCGTGTTCCCCGCTCAGGCGTACTACTCGGTCGTGACCGGTGGGGGCAGGTGGCCGAAGTACGAGTGGAAGGTGAAGCCTCTCACCGACACCACCTACGTCCTGTCAGACCCGCAGATCGGCGGCGAAACCGAAGACCTGCTGCCACCCGAGTTCGTGCAGATCGTCCCGGAGATCACCCCAGACGACATCCAGGCGATCGTCGTCCAGTACTTCATCGACAACCCGATCGACGTCGAGGCCGAGGTCGACGCAGCGAACCTCGCTCACCCGCCGCTGTACGCCGACCAACAGTTGGCCGAGCTCGCCGCACCGGCTGACGCGGCGCTGGCACGGTTGAACATCGGTGCCGCCGGCGACACAGACACCGCTGCGGTCATCGCCGCCCTCGTTTCCCGTATCGAGGCGCTCGAGCTCGCCGAGAACACCGACCCCGCCCTCCGTCTCACCGATCTCGGTGGTGGCGCGTTGGTGACCGCCCCGTCCAAGACGGCGGCGACGATCACCGACCCCGGCGGGGTCATCACCATCACTCTCACCTGACCCTGGAGGTCACATGGCTGTCAAAAGCCGCGCCGTCACGGTGACGACGACTGCAACCCGTCTCGACGGCACAACCGATCAGGACGACGCCATGAGCGGGCAGTCGATCGCCATCTACAACGGGTCAGCGGCGACCGTGTACATCGGTGGAGCAGATGTGACCACCGCCAACGGCTATCCGGTCGCGGCGACATCGTATGGGCCGGGTTTCGACTTCAGCATCAGTGACCAGTTGTACGGGATCGTCGCCGCCGCGACCTCCGAGGTGCGGGTCCTCGAGTCCGGCGTCTAGTGAGGATCATCCCTCCCGGCTGGAGGCGCGGCGGCATCTCAGTTCCGACCTCGGCCGGTGCAGGTCCCCCACTCGAAGACCCATCGTTCCAACTGTTGCTCGAGTCCGGCGACGTGCTGCTACTCGAGTCCGGTGACGCCCTACTTCTGGAGGCTGCCTGATGGCGGACACCAAGATCTCTGACCTCGATGCGGCCGCTGCCCTGGATGGGACCGAGGAGGTGGCGGTCGTACAGGACGCGGCGACGGTCAAGGCGACCGCTCAGGACGTCGCCGACCTCGCTGACCTGTCAGGGCTGGTTGCTGATAATGACGCCCGCCTGTCCGACGACCGGGACCCGACAGCGCACGCTGCCTCGCACACCGATGGTGGTGCGGATGAGATCACCGTCGCCGAGGCACAGGTCACCGGGCTGACCGCTGCTCTCGCGGCGAAGGCGCCACTTGCCTCACCGACGTTCACTGGGAACGTTGTGGTCCCGGACGCTGACGCTGCAACGGAGGCGATGAACCGGCAGACATCCGATGCCCGGTACCCGATCGGCGCATCGGAGAAGGGCAACCTTCGGTTCGTCATCGACGGCGGCGGCTCCACGATCACCACCGGCGCGAAGAAGGCGTACCTGTCTGTGCCGTACGCGGGCACCATCACCGCGTGGACGATCCTGGGGGACGCGTCGGGGGCCATCGTCCTGGATGTGTGGAAGGACACGTACGCGAACTTCCCGCCCACCGTTGATGACACGATCACCGCCGCAGCGAAGCCCACGGTGACCGCGTCGGCCACCAAGGCCACCTCGAGCACGTTGACGGGTTGGACGACGTCTGTGGCCGCTGGTGACGTGTTAGAGGTCAACGTGGACTCGGTGGCCACCTTCACGAAGGTGACCTTGGACCTCGCGGTTACGAGGACGTCCTAATGGCGCTCGTCTCGCTCGACTCCCTCATCGTTCCCTTCCCGAACCTCGCCACAAGCTCGTTCAACGCGACGATGATCATCGACGCCAACGGTGAGAAGGCCGGTTGGGTCATGCAGGCCCCGAAGACCGGGACCATCGACCGGGTCGGGTTCCTGACGGTCACGGTCACCACCGGTGACACCGTGGACGTGCGGGTCGAAACCGTCGACGCGTCGGGGTTGCCGACGGGGACGTTGTTCGGGACGAACACGAACAACTCGCAGGTGATCGCCGCGGCGGACGACAACACATGGTTCGAGGTGACATTGACCGCTGGGGCGTCGGTGACCCGCGGTGACTTCTTCGCGGTCGTCGTCTCGCTCCCTGGTTCTGGTGCAACCGGGAACATGCAGATCGCCCGCTACTCCCCGGTCATCAGCATCACCCCGCCCTACTGCCTGCTGTACACGTCGTCGTGGGCGAAGGGGTCTTTCTCGCCGGTCGGGTCGGTTCGGTACAGCGACGCCACCTACCCCCCGATTCCGGGGCTGGTGTCAGTCACAGCGCTCGCCGCCAACAACGTCAACACCGGCACCACCCCCGATGAACGCGGCGTCAAGTTCGTACCGAACTGTGGATGCAAAGTGTCGGGCATCTGGTTCGCGACCTCGTCCGCGTCGGACTCGGTCGTGAAGCTGTACGACTCCACTGACACGTTGCTGGCGTCGAAGGCGTACGACGGCGATGTGGCGCAGGCCACGAACCCCCGGATGGTCACCCTGGACACCGAGGTGACGTTGACCGCGGGGGCCACCTACCGGGCGACCGTTCTCCCATCGTCTGCCACCAACGTCCAACTGTGGCGGCTCACCCACCGCTCGGACGCCGCCGCCCAGATGCCCGGTAACGATTGGGCGTTCCAGGAAACGACCCGAACCGACGCGGGGGCGTGGACGGACACGGCGAACGCCCGCACCCAGATGGGTCTTGTCCTGTCCGCAGTCGAAGACGGGGCATCGAGCGGATCACCTTCAGCCCGCTCGTTCGCAACTTGACTACCTACGTCGTCCAGCCGAAGGACAGCGACCTCGACGCCATTGCGGCGTTGGTCACCACGTCGTTCGGTCGGGCGCTGCTCGCCGCTGTCGACCTCCCCGCCCTCCAAGCCATCCTTGGTTCCGGCACTCCGAGCTCGTCTACGTACCTCAGGGGTGACGGGACATGGTCGACGCCACCCACCGGGGTCGGTGGCGGCGCGGTCGACTCAGTCAACGGTCAGACCGGTGACATCACTCTCACCGCCTCCGACGTCGGTGCCCAACCGGTCGACTCCGACCTCACCGCGATCGCCGCGCTCACGACCACGGGGTTCGGTCGGTCGGTCCTCGCCGCCTCCGACGCCGCTGCTCTCCGGGTTCTGGCCGGTGCGGTCATCGGCACAGACGTCCAGGCAGCCGACTCCGACCTCACCGCCATCGCGGCACTCACCACAACCAGCTTCGGCCGAGGTCTCCTCACGGAGGCTTCGGCCGCGTCGGCGCGTACCACCCTCGGCCTCGTCATCGGCACCGATGTCCAGGCGCAGAGCGCAGAGCTGTCGACCCTGGGAGCTTTGACGTCGACGGCGCTCGGCCGGGCGATCCTCGAGTCGTCCAATGCCGCACAGGTTCGAACCCTCACGAACGCCCAGGCGCTCGATACCGACCTCACCGCCATCGCAGCGTTGGTGTCCACTGCGGACAAGTTGCCGTACGCCACGGGCGCGGGGACCTGGGCACTGGCCGACTTCGGTTCGTTCGCCCGCAGCATCAACGCCCTCACCACCGCTAGCGCGTGGCGCACCGGGCTTGGTCTGGTCATCGGGACCGACGTCCAGGCAGCCGACGCCGACCTCACTGCTATCGCCGCGCTGACGACCACCACCTATGGCCGGTCCGTCCTCACGGTTGCCGACGCGACCGCTCTCCGTGTCCTGGCTGGGCTGGTCATCGGCACGAACGTCCAGGCGTGGGACGCCGACCTCGACGCCGTCGCCGCCCTGACCACCACGTCGTACGGGCGAAACTTCCTCACCCTCTCCAACCTCGCTGCCGTCCAGGCCCTCCTCGGCACTGGCACGCCGAGCTCGAGCACCTACCTGCGTGGCGACGGAACATGGGCTTCACCCACTGCCGGGCCCGCTGGGGTCATCGCCACCGACACCCTCTGGGATGCGGCCGGTGATCTCGCGGTCGGCACCGGTGCCGACACCGCGGCCAGGCTCGCCCTCGGCGCAGCATCCACTTTCCTTCGGGTCAACAGTGGCGGCACCGCCCTCGAATACGCGGCACTCCTCGACGCCGACATCCCCGCTGCGATCGCTCT